TACTCATCAAGCTGCTGCTTGACTTCTTGCGCTTTGGCATAGCGCGTTTCAATCGCCACAGTGGCGCCAATGATCACAGACAACGCTGCGACAATGGCGCCAGCAGTGGCGATCCAGCGGTGCATCAACCCCAAGGCACACCAGCAGCTTTCGACGGTGCGCGTTGCTCGTCGATTTGAGCTTGGAGGGCAGCCTCGATTTCGGTGACTTTTTCGTCGCCGCCGAGGGCTTCCTTGACCCAGCCGATTACGGTTTCTTCAGTCAAATCTGCATAAGGAATGAGATTCTCGGGGCGCTGGAAACCGATTGACCCATAGGCCGAGCTGGCATAGACATCATCATTCGCCGAAACCGTATAGTGCGCCGTGAAAACAAAACCGTCGTCAGTTTCGCGTTCAAGGGTGTTGATGCCCCAGGTGAAAGTAGTAGCCATGATTAAAGACCGGTCGTTGACAGCGTAGTGGGGTTGCAGCCTGTTGGGAAGGGTCGGCTGCCCGCCCTGTTAGAGAAGGTGGTTACTGGGCTTCAAGCTCATCAGCAATGGCGAGGAGTTCTTGTCTCACATCATTTGTTTTTGAAAACAGTGCCCATGCATAACCGAAGTCAATGGTTGGGCCAACAGATTCCTCTGTAGGCTCTGGCTGCCAGGGAACCACCTGATTCGCAGCAGCTCGCAGGGCGGCAGCAATAGCAGGTAGATAGTGCCAGTCATCAGGCTCGCCGCTGGCTGCCTTGTTGAAAGCCCAGAACACTTCCTGGGCTGCGAGTGAAAGTTCAGACATAGAAGTGGTAATGGCTACTTAGTAACAGGCAAGCATCTTTTGGATACGTTCAACTTGATACTCGTACTCTTCCATAGCCTCCAGATCGTTAATGCCACGGGTGGCGGCATAGTTGCTGAGATCAAGGCGAAGCTGGTCGGTGTCGCTCCAGAGGCGATCCAGTACGAACTGCTTAATGAAGCGTTTGTTTTCTGCATTCATGGTGATTAGCCGATCTTGATAGCGCCATCAGACATTTGAATCACGGCATCGCCGGTCATCTTGATACTGCCACCTTCTTTGGTGGTGATGGTGACACCTTCAACCAGTTCAGCGACGTGCTTGACCAGCTCGGTCACGTCTTCGTCGTTGTCTTGGGCGCGGATCTCAAGCTTTGTCGCAGGAGTCCGAGGCTTCCATTCTCCGTTTCCGTCAATACGGGCGTACTCTTTGCCGCCTGAACGAAAGACGAGATCGTTGTCGTAATCTGGTTCGGTCATGGTTTCTAGGGAACTGTGGCCAGGGCAGGGTGTTGACGCACGCCTGCCCACCAACATTACCACGCATTAAAAAGGGCGGTGTGTACCGCCCCAGACGTTTTAACGAGTAGGACTTAGAGGTCTGGGAAAGGATATTTTTCTTTTACTGCCAAGCACCTAGAGATATAAGCGTCAATTTGTTCTTGATCGCCCTTGGCCACGCCGTCAAGATAATCTTGCATCGGAGGATACTCTGCAGCACGCTGAATCCGAATGCCGTGTTTAACTGCTTCTAGAACATCAGCATCGTTACCTACTGGAATGACAGCGTTTACGTCATGAGCAAATAGAGTTTTGCTTGTAGCTTCTTCTGCTTCATATGTCACCACGCCGTCTTCGTCTGTTGCGGACGTGATTGCGTAAGGAACAAGCCATTCACCTCTCACAAGGCGGGGCTTGGGATAGTCGGATCCGAAATTGGTCATGAAAGTAATCTCCTATTATGCCTTCAACAACCTTAGCCGAAGGCGGCGAACGTAGTCATTATACCTAAAAACCATCGGTAGTACTTTTGTCCTAACAAAACCTCTTTTATCACAATATTTTAACCAGCCCTTGTAAGTACCTATGCACTGCTTAACTCTTAAGACTTCATTTAAGGTCATTCTCTTGACTTTAAGTCGTCTTTCAAAATTTTTCAAGGAGCTTTTCCTTATTTTTGTTTTGTTTGACCAAAATCTATAACCGAGAAAATCAAGCCCTCTCTTTTCTATTGGGAAAATTTGCCAATTACTCTTAAGAGTTAAACCTAGTTCTTTTAACTTGGATGCTATTTCGGTCCTTAAGCTGTGCAAATACTCTTTGGATGGATGTAAAATAACAAAATCATCGCAATAACGATAGTAATATTTAATTTGTTTTTCTTCTTTTAACCAATGGTCTAAAGGGCTTAAAACTATATTTCCAAAGTATTGGCTTAAATAATTTCCGATGGGGACGCCAGGGCCTGAGTCAATGATAATATCTAAAAGCTTTAAAAGTTTCTCGTCTTTGATTTGCTTTTTAAGTAACGCTTTTAAAATCTTGTGGTTAACAGAGGGATAAAATTTAGACACGTCACACTTAAGAGCGTAATAACCCGAACAGTTAGGTATTTGTCCCTTGATCCTTCTAACTCCATCATGAATACCCCTGCCTGGTATAGAAGCATATGTGTCTCGAATAAAACTTTTAATCCAAAAACCTGCGCAGACCTGAACAATTGCATGGTGAACAATGCGATCAGGATAAAAAGGTAGAGAGTATATCTGTCGCTTCTTGCCTCGCTCTACGATGTTAAAAATATGATACGGACCGTTAACAAAGCGCTGTTCTTTCAGTAAAACTTGTAGCTCTAAAAGGTATTTATCAGGGTCTTTTAATACACGGTTTACTGATCTGACGTTCTTTTTGCCCTTGCTTGCATTGTACAAAGCAACGCGTAAGTTATCGATGTCGTAAATTTGTTCGTAGAGATTTGAATAAGTTTTCAATGTTTAAGCCCTCAGCGTCGCAGGATTTTCGACTAGCTACTAATCCTTTATGCAGTGCAACTATTTCACCAAGAGGTGTGGCATGCTCCGTATGATAATTGTTGCCAAAAATCTGAGGGCATTGGCGAGACGGGCGGAAATGTTGGAATTCGCATTGCCTGAATCATTGTTCAGATTCAAGGTGAACGCTCCAACTTGCGTGCCATTGTTCGAATTGCCTCCAACATTGGCTACACGCCAGCCGGGAAACGGAGTCATGCCTAAGGTATTTTACTACCTATTAACCTTTCAACGCTAGTTAGCAGCGTAGGCGAGACGGGCGGAAAGGTTGGAATTCGCATAGCCCGAAGCATCGTTCAGAGACAAGGTGAACGCCCCAACTTGCGCGCCACTGCCCGACCTGCCCCCAACAAAGGCCACACGCCAGCCGGTAGAGGTCCAGAAAGCATCACCAAGATACGTGGTAGAACTTGCTCCTGTTACCACGGAGGGCAGGAAAACGTCTGGTAAGGCGAACAGTTCTTTTTGATAAGAGGATGATCCAGTTGGCACCTGAGCATAAAACTCATACCCAACACTAGTATTATCTGCGAACGCAGTTTGATCGTTGCTCAAGTAAACAACGCGTTCGTACACGTTAAAGCCGTCAACCCACTGCCATGCTCGGCCATAAATATTTTCCAGTCCTCTATAGCTAATGTAATCAGTTACAGCACCACCACTTGTGTATGCGTTCTGACTACGGTTGCCGGCAGTGTTACTTAGTCCTGTGTTAACAACATAAACAGCGCCTTCCTGTGATCCGTTACCAATGGCACGTTGTGTGTTCATATCACGGAATTCGGTCACCATTAGCGTCTGAATGGCCGCTAGTTCGAGATACGCAAGTACATGCCAGCCGGTACCACGAGCTGCAGATGCGCTGCGTTGTGTAGCACGAGTCATGTTGACGCGGTTGCCTGCACCAGATACTGTGGTTGCTGGTGACGCGCCGGTTACTTGATACGCACCGATATAGAACGCATCCTTGTAAGTGCCATCTGTTTTAATGAAGGCTGGGTGAGGCTGGAAGCCTTGTGCGATCAGCGAGTCAGAGCAACCCAATCGGACTTCGCGTGTATGCACACCGCTGGCAAAGCCGTAACGTACTGAGAACGCAGGTACTTCTACCATCACTTGCCCATCGGTACCTGTCAAATCAGATGCAACAGCGCCGGCAGCAGGAGTTGCGGTTGTACTGGCGGCTACACATTCCCAAAGAGAGCCGTTATGGGTGACGCGTTGACCATTGGTGAATGTACCAGCAGCCCAGGCGGGAACACCGACACGCAGGAGGGAGTTTGTGGATTCGGAATGTGTGCCGGTATAGGCGGTATTAAGAGCTTGTGTTTCAACAATACGTAGCCAGTCACCTGATTTGAGGGTGGAGTCATCAGCGTCTAAGTAGTATTGAACTACACCCGCATCGTTAATCACGCAACGACGCAGTCGTGACTGAACGTCAATGTCTACCGTTCCACTAAGAGAACCGGTAGTGATGCTGGTTCCTGGAAGGTAGAGACCGTAGCTGTCATTGGTGTGGTTCCAGCCAAAAACAGACGAGGGCGTGACGGATTGCCAAGTAGGTGCAGTAGTGCTGCCGTTAGAGACAAGCACTTGACCTTGGGTACCAAAATTGGCACCGCTGAGACCGATGGCGCCGGAGTTGTTGATACGGAGGCGCTCCGTCGGGCTGCTCGCTCCGTCGGCAGTAGTGGAGAACACTAACCGGCTTGGGTAATCACCCGAATCCCATTGCGCGTCCCCAACGCCACGAATTTGAGCACCAACACCTCCTGACTGGCCTCCAAAGTTAATTATACCTAATCCATTACCGTTTGAAATACTCGCATCTGCTAAGCCGCGTCGGAGGAACATTCCGCCTTCCGCATTTGCATCTCCTACCTGACCCTGTGTTTGAATTAAAGTATTTCCCTGCGCAGAAGACGTGCCAACTAACAACCTGCCGGAGCTGTCGATGCGGGCGCGTTCGTTTGTTAAACCCGCAGTGCTAAAAGCAAGAGAATCTGTATTTGTGTCATAAACAATCGCACCACGGCTGACACCGACTCCGGTTTCAGCAAAATAAATATTTCCTGTATTATTTGTTCCGCAACAAATCGTTAGCCCCGTATTGCCAGTTCCTTCTATAAACAGCTCATCTGCATCCGCGCCTGGAGCTAGCGCGCTGTTTCCGGTAGAGATATGCAATAACGCATCAACTGAAGTAGTGCCAATCCCTACGTTGCCTGTATTAGTTATGCGTAATCTTTCTGTTGTATTGGCTTGGGCATTCGTACGAGTTTCAAACGCCAAATAACCATCAAAAGCACCTGCGCCAGCAGCAGATTTACCACCGCGAATAAGTCCAAAAGTCCTAGCGCTGCTCCCGTCTGTGCCTCTAAATGCGATCGATCCACCAATGTCTGCAGCGACAGAAGCGGAGTCATCGACAAGAACAGTTGCGCCGCCATTACTAGTTGCACTGGTTCCAACGATATGAAGCCTGTTCTCAGGGCTGCTAGTCCCCAGACCTAGTTTCCCGTCCGATGTGATGCGGAGGCGTTCAATGTTGTTTGTATGAAAACTAATTGGGTGATCTGTTA